ACCTATAAGGTTCTTTTCAGATTCGGTTAATTTAAGTTTCCAATCGTTTAAATCAGACGCTAAAGGTATCTCATCAGCTAACCAATGTGCTCGGTGTTGATTTTTGTAGTATTCGAATGCGGTTTGGTATTCGAATGGTTTATAAAATATTCGTGGTTCAGTTATCATTATACATTTATTTTAAAAAGAAATTACTGTGCTGTCTTAAAGCTTCTTTGTCTTGGTCTGTAACGCCTGACTGGAATCTTTGAGGTTGAGTAGGAGTTAAATCTTCTAATTCAGCATCTGTAATTATTTCAAAGTGCCCTGTAGAAGTATCTATTCTAGCTCCGTATGTTAATCCATCCATTCCGTATCTATTTTTCATAATGTGCCATCGTCCTGTTCCATTTACTTTATCTTCGCGTTTACGACTTAAAGAGGCCGCAAAGTCAGTAATCATAATTTTATCATATGATCCCGCGGCTTTATGACCTTCAATAATATCATCTTGTGCACCTGCACGATTAACTTGTGACACTGACCAAATTGGTAAGTTTAATTCGCGAGCTAATCCTTTAGTACTAATATAAATATCATCAATTTCGTCCTTACGCTCACGATTTAACTTTTTAGAACGAAGAAGATCTACATAGTCTATAATAATCAGATCAGGCTTAAATTCTAGATCAATACATTTTTTGATGTGTGCTTCAAGAGTAGATATTGATGCTTTACCTGGTGAATATTCTTTAATAATTAATTGGCCTTTTAATTCTTCGGTAGATTGGGTTACCTTATCTTTATTAGCTATTACTAAATTAACAGGTATATTTGAAAAATAAGCATCGTATCTTCTACCTACATACTCTTCACCTAGTTCTAATGTGTAATGTATAACATTATATCCCAATTTTATAGCATAGGCACCTAATGCTACTAATGCCCAAGATTTACCACCTCCAGGATTACCAAATACCAAGCCAAAATCTCCATTTCCCAACCCCCCTTGTAATAGTTCATTAAATACTTCCCAAGGAGTAGGAACAATAGTTCTGTGTTCTTCTCTATAACGTGATTCCAAATCTTTATTGTATTCATGTCCAATATTTTTGTCTTGTCCTGCTTTCATAGCAGCTTCAATCATAAATTTAATAGAATCATAGTCACCAGCTTGTAATAAGTCTACTGATTGCAACAATGCTTTTTTAAGCATTTGATTTTTACAAAATGTAGAAAATTCTTCTTCAACATATGCCAAATCATCTGATTCTTTATAAGCTTCACGCAACTGATCTTTAATAGAAATTTGTAAAACTTCATTTTGTACTTTTTTTAATTCTACTTTAAGTACCTCTAAAGAAGGAGTTGTATGATATTTGCTATAATATTTTAATATTTCTTTGATTATCCACTTGTGGGCCTGAGATTCAAAGTATTCATCGCTTATTATATCATATATGTTGGTTAAAAAACTTTTATGGTTTAATAACGCGGCAAGTACTTTAATTTGGAAACCTGCGCCATATTCATTGATTGATTTTAGTGTCATATAACTCTTTATTATAACTTATTAATTTCTTCTTCAAATAATATTCTTGAATAAACAATGTGTTCTTTCATTTTGTGTTTACATATATCAAAAATATCGTCCAAAGTAAGAGTACGTTCGGCTAGTTCAGGAAATTTCTTAAGTATGCCTTTATCTCCTAAACCTTTAATCCCTTTAACTTTATCAGACGCATCTCCTAATAAAGTTTTGTATATCGTAAAATTAGAAGCAGGAATACCAAATCTTTCTTTAACAGTACTTTGTGTATAATATTCTTTTTCTACAGGGCGATATACAACTATTTTATCGTTTATCAATTGTATAAAATCTTTATCACTAGATACTATAAATACTTTAGAATCATAATCTGTATTTAGTTTTTTAGATAAATACGCTATAATATCGTCTGCCTCTAGTTTATCTATTGATATAGTTTTAACAGGTAAACATTTTAAATAATGTATTAAACGAACAATTTGGTTTACTTTAGCTTCATTTTCATCTTCTAATGAATCAAACATATCCCAGTTTGTAATACGAGATATATTACGATTTTCTTTGTATTCGGGGAGTAGATTCCTACGGTTTACCGTGGAACCTACTCCGTCAAATACTACATAAACTGAGGTTGGATTAATATGATTTATTAAGAATCCTAGGGAGCGTAAAAACCCACCTAAACCACCTACGTGTATTCCTTCTTCATTAATGAACTTTAACATAGCAAAATTTCTAAAAAATAAATTTAGCCCATCAATTAAAAGCACACGATCGTGTTTTTCTAAGGATTCTGTTTCATTCTCCTCAACTACATTGTCAAGGAGTTGTAATAAATCTTTCTTTTCCATATTAATCTGGCTCGTTTGTGTATTCGGTTGTATCTATAAATGTATCATTTTCTTCAATGATATCAAAGTCTAGTCCACCGAGTATCGCACTCCATTCTTTGGCGTGTGAGTCTTTATAGGATTTAATTTCCTTTTCACTATCATTAATAAAACCGTGAGGGGTCATGATAATATTACCTCTTGTAGTAATACCGTTAATATGGTTTTTATCAATTTGAATTTTAGTACGCTTAGCAAATTCTACTTGTTTACCATCTTTAATAGCTTTAATTTTGCTAGTTCCGGCATTTGATACATTACCAAAGGTAATTACAAAAGTAGCATCAAACCACATTGCAAATCCACCCTTATTCATAAGTTTAGGTTGGCTCATTGGGGTTTCAGCTTTAGCTGTCCATACTTTATTGATACAAACCAAAGTATTGGTGTATGGGTAACTTTCCTTACGAGACAATGTAATACGTTGATTTACATTATTACCAAATTGGGTTGACATAGCACCTGCGTTCCATTCGTTGTTATTTTTGTTTGAACGAACCGATAATTCACAGGGCACGGACCCAATTGAATCCCATAGAAACATTAAATCATACGGTAAATTACCTTTTTTCTGCTCGTCTAATAAATCTAAAATAAATGCTGCTACATCTTCAATAGTATGTATAGTTTCTCGGTCAGCATATATAAAAAACCCATTATAATCAGTAACTTCACCTGTTTCCTCGTCAACTACCTCATTAACTTCAAGGCCCATTTGTTTAACGTGTTCCCAAGACCATTTCATTTCTGTGGTAATAAACACAGGTAATATTTTTGATTTTTGGGCATTAACAGCAGCTTCAATTAACGCTGTGGTTTTACCTGTATCACTGTGTCCTCGAAGTAACACAATATGACCAGTTGGGATACCGGGCACAGAGGTTACTTCTTGGAACGCAGAAGAAAGCGGGACCCATTTTTGGGGCTTAAATTTAACATTACCTGTTAACCCCTTCTTATCCTTAAATTTATCAAGGTTAAAATTCGATTTTAGCTCGGCCGATACTGCCTCTGCTAAAGATTCATCGCGCTTTCTAGCCATAATTAAAACGGCATGTCACTGTCCTCTTCAAAAATATCGTTAAACTTATCTAGTTTAGATTGCTTAACATTAGCAGAGGAAGTATCTAGTGAATAATTAGTTTTAGGCGCTTGTTCTTTTTCTTCTTCAACAACTGTCTCACTTTCTTCATTTGGGCTTAACCAATTTTGAAGAGCAGTTTTCATTTCATCGAATGAGAATGGTTTGAACAAATCTTTAGGGTTAGGTTGGTTTTCCAACCAAGTTCTCACTTGATCAGCACTACCTAATTCACTGTTTTTCATTGAAGGACTAATAGTAGTGCGATTATATTTAGTACCTGTTGATTCGGGGCCAACTGTAACTAATTTAATATCGCGACCTTCACTGATGTCGGTGTAGTCACCTACTTCTTCATCCACAGCAAGCTGTAAAAATGCTTCATAGGTTTCCTTACCGAATTGCCACAAACGAACACCCTTATCTTCTTCACCACGGACAATGATAGGAGCAAAATAACGAGCTTTTGGCTCAATTTTTTTAGCTAATCTCCAATTTTCCTTATCGTTGGTTTTCTTCAATTGAGCTGCAAACTCTACAATTGGGTCTTTATCTCCCCAATTAATTGGTGAAACCATAACGGGCTTGTCAATGTCGTAATGAAAGAAAATTTCACTAAAGGGCATTGCTGGGTTATGTTTTGAAGGCACTACACGAATGGTTTGCTTGCCAATTGTGGGCTTCCAAAACATAGATTTGCGTTTCTTCACTAGTTTGACTAGTTTTTTGCATCTGATTAAGACGCTGTTTGATTGCTTTTAAATCCATAACTTTAAAATTTTATTTGGTTTATGATTGAATATAATAACTAATTTTTGGACAGCCAAATTAAAGTAAGCTTTTTTTTAAGAGCTTTTTACTTTATATGTTAGAAGTATTTTAAAATTCATCTTTATCTGCTTTTTTCATTTTATTTTATTTCTTTTAAATTTTTAAAAACAAATTTTTCATATTTATCTGAAGGGATATTAGGAGGAATTATTCTAAAATCTATACCTTGTTTTTCGGGGTAATTTATAACGTCTAAATAAACCATCCAAAATTGATTAGTAGGATTAGGTTCAATTTCTGTTACTTTAAATTTATCCCCCTTTTTAATAACAGGAACTAAATCAATATTAAATTTTATATTTTGAGGTATATCTTGTAATAATTCATATGTTTTACCTACTTGAAAAAGAGTTTGTGGTGGTAAAACCTTTTTATTAACAGTAAAAACATCATCATTATTTATATCTTTAATAAAATCTTTTATATTCTCATTACTATATCCAAAATACTTTCCTAAAGAGATATGATCCTTATTGGAAAGTAAGGAATAATCAGTCATATATTTATTATATAAATCAATAGCTTCTTTAGATTTCGGATTAGATTTATTATAGAATATAATAGCTTGATTAAATGGATATTTTTTTATAATATATCCTACATTATATTTGTTAGCTATATCTTTAATAATACTTTCAGATGGAAAGATCATTCTACTTTCAAAATCATCTATAGTAGCAATTATTCTTTTTCCTTGTATTGAAGATGCTTCTTGTTCTAGGTTTTTATCAGATAAAATATCTTTAATTTCTTTTAGTATATTAATTAATTTAATCAAAGTTCAACAATCTTAAAAATTTTTGTTCTTAACTGCCTTAATTCATTTTCTATTCTATAATTGGTATCTACAACACCCCCATTTAAACTTTTAATCAATTCATTCAAAGCATTAATAGTATATAATGTATTTGAATCCTTTTTCCTGTGAACCAAAATTGTGTTTTGTGGGATATAACTTATGTTTCCGTGCTCGGTATTATAAGTTAAGACATATTCGTTACTGTCCTTAACTTCAAGTACAAATATTTTATTGTACATTATCGAATAAGAATTCGATATAGAATTTACTAAGCCCTCCAATTCAAGGGGGGTAGTAAAAGTACAAAATAATTTATTATTCAAATCTGTATAGTTTAAGGTACTGTCCATACTATACATATCGTAAGATGTGTTAAAAATCATAATTTTTCCCGTTTTTTACCTTATAATGCAAATTGTTTGCACTTAAAATGTTTTCGATTTGGTACAATATATCCACTTCTTTACTGTCCCAATCAAACAAAAAAGCATCGTAAGTATACATAACTAATTTTGTATTTTTTCCTTTTAATATTTTAAAAATCTCCCACAATATACATATATTATACGAAGTTTCCAAATTTTGTAGTATATAGTTGAACAATTTTTGTGGGTTCATGTTATCCAACTTGTCTTTTTTAAAGCAATAACCCGAAATTGGCACAATAACTTGCCCCGAGTTATTAAACTCCTCCCAGATATCGTATATATATTTTTTGGTTTTACTAAAATATTCAATATTTTCATATTCTTTTTGTATGCCCCCGTATAATTGTCTAAATGTAGATTCTTTGGCTTGTGATTCGCTAATGCCCATTTCTTTACTAATTGCGGAATAGAAATTAGAAAAATCAATTGAATCGTAATTTATAAGCCAACCTACTAAAGTAGGGTGGTAAGCCGAAATATCAAATTCAACAAGTTTTGTGTTGCGGGGGATAAATGAACTGCGACATCCATTCTCTTTATTAAGGGCAGCGTAATTAATACCGTTAAATGTATTGGAAGGACGCGTTGTTAATGTCTTAAAATTGTATTGAGTGTAAACTACGTCGGTTTGTATGTCTTGATTAAAATGTTGGTTATAAACACTATTATCCACAAATAAACCGGATTGTTCTATACCGTAAAATACCCAAGTGGCTTTGTGGTTGTAAAATTCGTTTACGGGCTGTTCTATTAAATGTTCTAATTCCTCAAACAGCGATTCGCAATACTCGTAGTGTTTAACTATTGGTACTAGTGTGTTTACACTTGGGTGGGTTGGGTATTTTTGGTATAAAAATTATATATTTTTTGTGCTTGTTTTAATATTAAAAATACTTCGTCTTCAAATAATTTTTCTTCTACTTCGGTGTGGTATATTGGTATTAGGTATCCTTTGTAGTGATTTATAGGACGAATGTAAACGCAACTAATTGACGATTCAGCCGGGTGAGTAAAAGGTGAGTATGGAATTATCTCAACGAATATTTCGCTTAAATTTCGAACAGCAAATTGTTTTAATTGTTGTTTATTTTCAATTAACCAAAACATTTAAACATAACTTTTGTTTTAATATACAAAACTATGTTTGTTTTTCCAAATTATTTTATTCAGGTTGGTAATTGTTTATTATTTCTGTTGCTTTTTCTAATGTATCGTCATTTGGGTATTCGGTTCGTACCCATTCTAAAATTTCTTTTGCTTCTTCGTTTGTTAGTAATCTGCCTTCAGATGCTATCTTTTGAAATTCTTCCATAGTAATTTGGATAATGGGTTTACCACTATCTTTGATTTGTTGGAGGAGTTCAGGTGTGGGTTTAATAAACATTTTATGCAGGTAAATAACACGGGATAAGAACTATTCCTCCCCCAGCAGCACCTAATTTTATTTCCATCCAATAATCGGGTTCTGCTAAATAATTGTCATTACTAACAATACCATAACCATTCCCAGCGAGCCCTGGGTTCAATGGTGGTGGATTCCCGTTTTGACTGGCATCTATTCGAATCCATTTACTACTTGCTGGGTCGGATAATAAATGTATCCATTCTGATGGTGCTGTTTGGATGCCTATGTTATTAGGTTCGACTGTAATTTTATTTGAGTTGTTAGTTCTTATAAGTAAATTATGATTACTATAAGTACCTATTATACCACCATTACTATCGGCCCCCATAAAGGTTACAATACTACTACTTGTTTGAGTTGCAGAAATATATGCCCCTGTTCTATCAACGGCATGTACTTGTCCAAGTCCTGATGCAAATCCTACACTTCCTGTTCCAAACTTTGCTGAACCACTTACATCAAGTCG